GGCAACCGCAGCTGAGGCCGCGAAAACAACATTTGAAGGCTACGTCAAATCATCTTATGCGCAACTTGTTGAATTATTTGGTGAGCCGACAATCAACGACCCTAAAAGCCGGGTAAAGGGCGAATGGAATGTTGTCTTTGACGACAAGACCGTGGTTTCAATTTATGACTATATGGAAACTTCTATGCCAACTTGGCCTTACAACTACCGCGTGGCAGCAACTCACGCTCGCGGCCTAAATTACGTTCAGAAGATTGTAGGTAAAAACTAATGGCAACGGTACAGCAACTAATTGAGCAGCTTTCAAAAATCGCCGACAAAGAACAAATTATCGTATTTCAGTATTACCTAGACGACGATTTCATCGTGGACTTTGAGGGTCACGAAGTTCACCCGACACAAGAAGTTTTAGCAGAAGCAGCAGCAGAAGTAGATAAATACCTTTGGGCTTATGAGGAACTAGCAGACGTTGTTCAGCGCATACACGACCAGAAGGAAATGAACTGATGGACGCTAAAACACTTATTGACGCTCTAGTAGCGCAAGATAACAGCCGCGCTCGCAGCAAACAAACAGCAGTCGGTGTATCAAGTCTTGGCGGTTGCCGACGTGAAGTATGGCACACGCTACAAGGCCACGAAGGCACTAACCCTACTGACAACCTAGCCGCCATTATGGGAACTGCAATTCACAACACTATTGAAACCGCGCTCAAAGATTCAGGCGCGTTACTTGAACACCGTGTTGAAATTGAAGGTTATCCACCTGCGACGATTGACTATTTTGACCCAGAAACCGGTGAAGTCGTGGACTGGAAAACTATCAAATTGTCAGGTATCCCGTATTTCATAACACAGCAGAAGATTTGGCAGATTCAATGCTACGGCTATCTAATGATGAAAGCCGGCTATGACGTGAAAACCGTGACGCTAGTTGGTATACCGCGTGACGGTGGCGCAGCTGACATTATTGTGCGCTCATTCCCGTTTGACCCGGCTATCGCTGAAGACGCATTCGCTTGGTTGGCTGACATTGAAGCACGTACCGAGGCCCCGGCCCCGGAACGCGACGCGTCAAGTTGGTGCGCTAAATACTGTAAGTTCTACGGTTCATTATGCGGTGGTATCCCAAAAGAATTATCTGGTGAAGTCATAACTGACCCGGCTATTGAAAGAATCGTTCAAGATTACGCCGACCTTGGTGCTGAAATCAAAATGTTAGAGGCGCGACGTGAAGGTGCGAAAGCAGCTTTGGAAGGCGTAAACGGTGTCACTATGGGCGGCTTGAAAGTAAGTTGGTCAGAAGTCAAAGGCCGTGAAACCCCGGACACAGACGCTATCAAAGCAGCGTTAGGTTCAGTACCGGTCAAATTAGGTATGCCTTCTATGAGATTGATGGTGAAATAAATGGCACTAAAAGAAATACTGAATGATGTTCACTCTTTAAGCGCGGCGGCTATCAAACTAGGCGCGCTACAAGAACGCGACCGCATTATCGGCATACTTGAAAAGGAATTATCTAACCCGTTATTGACGCCGCGTGAAGTGATTAGCAAAATTATGGAAGGCACCAATGACTAAGAAACGTGACGTAATTGCTTTCACCGGCGGTCAAGCCCGGTTCAGTAAACATCAACTAGACGTTATGGCAGCAATCGTAAAACAGTACGTGTTGTTGGAACGCGCTCGCAGCATTGAGTTACTTGAGAAGGCCGCGAAAGATTACATAGAGGACAAAGGGCAAGACCAATACGCTGACGGCCTCTACGAGGCGGCTAGGCTCTTGAACGGCGGTAAAACGGATGTGTGATTGGGAAGACAAATTGAATGAAATAATCGCTAACGGCACACCGAATCAAGCAGAAGCGGCCCGGTGGAAAATGGGATACAAAACCGGCCTACGCGTTGAACAGAAACGCCTACTTGACATACTTGAGTATTACCAAGTGCTTTATTGGGACGATTCACAAAACGCGTGGCTTCACATGACAACCGGTAAACCCGTTTACGGCCTTGACTGGCGTGAAGAAAACCTAGAGGTCCACAAACTCACCCGTAAAAGCCAAGAAACTAACCTTCAAATGAGTAAAACTCACAACGGGTTGAACTATGCCAACGCTTAGTATTGTGGTGCCGGGTGCGGCTAAACCTCAAGGCTCAAAATCTGCTTTCATAATCAACGGTAAAGCCGTGTTAGTTGAATCGTCAAAAGATTTGAAACCGCGCCGCGCCGCCGCAAGCCGGGCCATTCACGAAGCTGCTTATCAAGAGAAATGGGTGCGTGTCGCTAAGCCAAACCGGGTCGCAGTTATGGTGGACTTTTACTTTGAAAGGCCAATCAGCGTCACCCGTAAACATTTCACGATAGCACCGGACCTAGATAAGTTATTTCGGTTCATCGGCGACGCGCTTACTGACGCTGGCAACATCTTTGAAGATGATTCACAAATCACGCACATAAGCGCACGTAAACATTACGGCGACGAAAATAAAACGGTTATTGAGGTGTGGACTGATGACGTATGATGACATACCAGAATGGGACAACGCCGCTTGCGCCACCAGCACTAACCCTGACATTTTCTTTGACAGCCATTACCGGTCCGTTTACATTGCTAAAAAGATTTGTGAAACCTGCCCAATTATCGAGAAATGCGCTGAATACGCGCTTGAACACCCGGCTATGGCTGAATACGGCGTATGGGGTGGAATGTCAGAATCAGAACGTAGAACATTACTAACTAAAAAACCGCAATCACGAAAAGGAATTGCAAACAGGAAGGCTAAATAATGAGTGATTTACAAGAACTAATACACAAAACAAGTATGGACTGCATTGAGCGCGGCAAGCTGTTGGAACGTGAACGCATTATCAAATTACTAAACGCGACAGCCGAAGAATGTGATAACGGCAACTGCAACTGCCTAAGCGCAAGGTCCACTATCGAACTTATAGAGGCTAAAACAAATGAAGAAGCCTAATTTCGCTATGGTGACACAGACCAGTTATGAAACCGCAGTCACCCACGGTTGGTTCATTCAGTTGAATCACACTAAAGAAGACGCGCTCGTAGAAGTGCGTATACTAAATGCTTTATACGAAGTTGAGTTCAGTTTTGAAATTGACGCGTATAAAAACTCTGACAACTTGTCAGAAATGTTAGCCAACATTACCAGAGAACAAATAAGACACGAGGAGAGTAAATAATGGCGACACTAACCGTTCAAGGGTACGCAACCCGAATTTTCTTTGAAGGCAAAGGCGTAGAGGTCACCGAGTTCTACCCGGGCAAAGACGGTGAGCAAAAGAAACGCACGTTTACGGCTTGGTTTGAATCAGCCCCGGACATCAACGTAAACGCTTACGGGACTTTTATCGGTACCGTCAGCGCAAAAGTGCGTTTCTGGGTAGATAAAGAAGGCAACCCAGTAATAAACAAAGCAACCGGCGAGCAAGGCATATCGGCTGACATCAGTCTGAACGGTTCAGTATTCACCCCGGGCCGCGAAGTGGACACGTTCAGCAAAGCTGCCCCGGCAACCCCTGCCGCGAACTTTGCAGCATTCGGAGCCACACCAATAATCAACGACGAAACACCGTTCTAGGAGAACAATGACATACACACCAATCAACGACCGCGTTCTCATAGAAGTAATTGAGCCTGAAGAAGTAATTATGGGCGGCCTTTACATTCCAGACAGCGCAAAAGAAAAGCCAAACGAAGGCGTAGTAATCGCCGTAGGTCAAGGGTTCGTCACAAGCACCGGCACAGTAATACCAGTACCGGTCAAAGTTGGTGACCGTGTCATTTTCAATAAGTTTGCCGGTCAAGCATTAGGCGACAACTGGTTACTGAACTCTAACGACATTCTTGCTATCAAGAACGAAAAGTAATACGCTATAAACAAAAGAACGGAAGGCCCGGTTATGGAAATCAGCCAAGTCCCCCTAGACAAACTAAAAACGTACCGCAACAACCCACGTAAAGGCAACACAGCCCTAATCGCTGACTCCCTAGCGACTTACGGGCAATACAAGCCAATCACCGTAAACAAACGCACAGGCGAAATCCTTGCCGGCAATCACACTTTCCAAGCTGCTCAAACACTTGGCTGGAAAGATATTGCGGTGACTTACGTAGACGTTGATGACAACACAGCGGCGCGCATAGTGGCAATAGATAACCGGGCCTCTGACTCCGGCGAATACGACAACGAACTATTACTAGAGTTGCTAGAAACAATAGGCGACCTAGACCACACCGGCTACACAACTGACGAACTAGACGATTTACTTGCTGAAATTCAAGAGGCAGAAACCCCAAACATCAGTTTTGAAGCCGTAGCCGCAGCCCGTGAAAACACTTACGTCATACACGACCCGGCTGACGGCGGCAAAGTAGACCGCATTCCTTCACTTGCCGAACTCGCTGAACGCTACGACAACAAATCAACACGTATGGTCGTGCTAAATTACATAAACGCCCAATACGTTTGGGTCATTGACAAACTGAACGACTACCGCAAAGAAGCCAACCTAGAAACTAATTCAGACGCTATTAGAACTTTGCTGGAAGTCCACTTCAAAGAAAGCGCACCTAGCGAATGAAATTAGCAGACCTACCGATTATTCCGGTTCAACGCGTAATGACCCCTGACGAGGCTACAAACCTTGTCGGGACCACGGTAGAAGCGCGTGAAGCCAACATCAAAGAAGCCGGAATCTACGTAGACGCTGAAACTAACGAACCGTTCCTCGCATACTTCCCTATGGAAGAAGAAGTAAACCTGCTACGCCGCTCAGTTATCAACGTGAAATACACCACGACACGCCGCAGCGGTATCGGCTTTCAAAATCAGTCCAGAACCTTCGGTATGGCACCGCGTAAAGCAATGCAGCAACGCGAATCGTGCCGCCCAACATCTCTAGCGTCAGACCAGCCAGAAGAACACGCCGTAGTAATCGCTTTCGCTGATAAGTTTGCCCGAATGTTCAAAGAATTTGCGCCAGACATCTTTGAAAACGACACCAACGTAATCAAAGACTCAGGTATAGACAAAGAATGGCGTATGACTGACGACGCGCTATGGACTAGCGGAGTAATCAACAAGTCCAGTCAGCTGCCTTTTCACCGTGACGGCTTCAATTACGAAACTTGGTCCGCTATGCCGGTAATCCGTAAAGGAATGAACGGCGGCTACCTACAATTCGTTGAATACGACGCTGTGGTCGCTTGCGCAGACGGTTGGGTCCTATTCTTTCCCGGCTACAAATACGTACACGGCGTTACCCCAATGGAAGCGCGCCGCCCAGACGCATACCGCTACTCAATCGTCTACTACGCACTACGCGGAATGAAAGACTGCTTCACTTTCGCAGTAGAAACCGCACAAGGCAAAGTAAAACGCACCGAACGCGAAACCCATATGGCTAAAGTGCTAACCGGCGAAGCAGAATCTAAAGTGAAACCGCGCGGCTAATGGACTATCGCACCATAGACTACCGAAAACCTGAATACAGACGTCAAGTTTTCGTGGACTTCTACGAATTTCACCTCAAATACGCTGCTCACCCGGGCGGCGTTTACTACCTAATGCCCTACTTGAAGAAACATTACGGCTGGAATGATGAAGAAGCCCTCTGGTTCGCGTTCCTAAACGGCAACACACAAAACCCAATCACCTCACTCATTTTGCACCGTCAAGCCCCAACCCCGGCTCACGCAAAAGAACTAATCACTTTCTACCGCGACAATTACGACCGCCTAGCATTTGACACAGACCGCCGCTACCACAAGAAGTCATTAGAAGACGCCGTAATCGGCTACCTAAGCCTTGTTGGACCCTCACAGAAAGACTTCTGGGACAAAGCCGCCACTAAAGGTTTCAAAGGCGTATGGGCCGCCGCAACAAGTATCCCAACTTTCGGCAGACTAAGCGCATACTCATACTCCGAATACCTACGCATAATGGGCATTGACTTTGACGCAGACGACCTAATGTTTGAAGACCGTTCCGGCTCAAAATCACACCGCAACGGAATCTGTAAAGTCCTCGGCCTAGACCAATTCGACTGGCACGACTCAAACCCGGACTTTGACGGCGTATACCCACCTGAACTCATAGCAGCACTCAACGAAACCGCCGCCGGAATCCTATACGAAACCTACAAACGCGCCGAAAACAAACATTGGCAACACGACGTATCGTATTTCACACTTGAATCAGCCCTCTGCACCTACAAATCTTGGCATAGACCCAACCGCCGCTACCCAAACGTCTACAACGACATGATGATGTACCGCATACTCGCAGCTGAAACCGCTTGGCCCGAACAAGACCTAAACATATTCTGGGAAGCGCGGCAAAGCTGCTTACCTGACTATTTACGCCTAGAAGACAACCCTCACGACCCCGGCGTAGTGCCGGTAAAACAAAATCACTACCGCGAAACCGGTCAAGTAATAATGATGGACCGCGACTACCCCCAATACGCCAACGACTTCAACGACAAAGTACGCAACGGCGGCTTCCCAGCAAGGACCAAATAATGTTCCCAACACTATCCATAGACCGCGACCAAATCCATTGGGAAGACTACACACAAGCCCTCACCCCGGTTGAACTAATCAACGGACGCTGGTACAAACGAGAAGACAAGTTCGCCCCACTAGGCTACGGCGGCATAAACGGGTCAAAACTACGCCAACTTATACACCTAACACACAAACACGCTCAAAACGCCGCCGGAATCATAACCGGAGCGTCAGTCCTATCACCACAAATCAGTATGGGCGCGCTAGTAGCAGAACACTTCGGCCTACCAATCACAGTCGTACTAGGGGCAACAAAACCTTACACCGCCGTCACACACGAAAACGTAGCCATAGCCGCACGAGTCGGAGCCGAATTTATTTTCACCCCAGTAGCATTCAACCCGGCAATACAAAGAGCAGTCACCAACCTACTCAAAGAACCCGAATACGCAAACTACTACCGCCTTTGCTACGGCATCACCACACCAGACGACGCAACCCCACAAGACATCTACGACTTCCACAACGTCGGCGCGCCACAAACAAACAACATACCCCCAGAAGTAGAACACCTAATCATTCCATCAGGGTCAGCAAACTCAACCGTCACAATCCTGCTCGGCATAGCCAAAAACCCACCAGCCGGACTAAAACGCATAACCCTAATGGGCATAGGCCCAACAAGACTTCAATGGGTATGGGACCGGTTAGAAACAATAGAAAACCTCACCGGCCTCAAAATACGCGACCTCTACACCAGCCTCTACCACAATCACAAAGAATTAGAACACGAACACCAACACCAAGGCCCAATCGTGCTAGAACACTTTGACCTACACACCACCAAATTCGCCTCATACACAGACAAAATGCCCTTCACCATAGACGGCATAGAACTACACCCAACCTACGAAGGCAAAGTAATGACCTACCTACACCAAAACCGTCACCAATTCGCCGAATGGTGGGAAGGCCACGGCAACACAATGCTCTGGATAGTAGGAAACAAACCCACACGCCAAGCAATGGTCAAACACCTACCCCAAATGACCGCATAATGAAAACAATCTACATAACCGGCGCGCCCGGGGCCGGCAAAACAACCCTAGCCAACGCCTTCAAACAAAGCTGGCGGAAAGTCCTACAAGACACTCAACCCGTCAAATACGAAGCATTCATACTTCAAAACGAAGAAACCGCCGTATCACTCGGTTGGGACAAGCCACCCTTCGGCGGCACAGACACCCTCTCATACACCGCCATAACCGCGCTGGAACCTTGGCTACCAACAATCAAAGTAGATTACTTATTCGGAGAAGGCGACCGCCTAGCAATAGACCGCTTCATACACCTAGCCCAAGACTTAGGCGACCTACACCTGTTCTACCTCAACACCGACCCAGCCCTAGCAGCTGACCGCCGAGGCCACCGAGCAGACGCCAACGGCCTCAAACAACAAGACCCGTCTTGGGTCAAAGGCCGCGAATCAAAACACCTCAAACTAGCCCTAAAACACAACGCCACATTCATACCCGGCAACCTCACAACCCAACAAATGTGCGGCCTAATGTGGAACGAAATAAACCCCACCGCAAACGCCGGTTGGGAATAAACATTCAAGAGAGTAATGTAAACCTATGGCCCGTGAAAATGCCCCTGAACCTGAACAGTTAGACAGGGAAAACAAAATCATAGAACTACGCCGCGCCGGGGCAACTTGGCAAGTCGTAGCAGAACGCGTCGGTTACGCTTCAGCCAGCGGTGCGTATCAGGCTTACCAACGCATAGCCGGACGCCTCATTCGACCAAAGTTGGAAGAATACCGCGATATGGAACTAGACCGCCTAGACCGTTTACAAATGGGCGTATGGTCCAAAGCCTTGAACGGTGACACAAGAGCAGTAGACTCTGTATTACGCATTATTGACCGTCGCGCACGTCTACTTGGCTTAGACGCACCGAAGGAACTAAACGTGAAGGCTGAAATCTCAAACTATGACCCAAACACCATTGACTCAGAGGTCCGCAGACTCATCGAACTCCTTGATAGCAGCGCGCCGCGTGAACTGGACGCATCAACAAGCGAGGCCGGAACAACTACCGACGGAGAGTAAAGACTGGAACACTTGGCTAGTCTTAGCCGGGCGTGGTTGGGGTAAAACACGCACCGCAGCTGAATGGCTTGCGTGGAACGCCAGTATGCTACCTGACACACGTTGGGCAATCGTAGCCCCAACCTTCGGTGACGCTCGTGATACTTGCGCTGAAGGCGTTTCAGGCGTAGTAAACATACTCAGGGACTACGGCACTTTAGATAACTACAACCGCTCAAACGGTGAGATTATCTTGACAAACAAATCCCGTATCAAACTATTTTCAGGTGAGGAATCAGACCGCCTTCGTGGACCCCAGTTTCACGGCGGTTGGTTTGATGAGTTGGCCTCATTCAAGAATGACGACGCTTTCAATCAGTACCGCTTCGGCCTACGTCTAGGTGAACACCCCCAAACCGTTATTACGACAACACCGCGACCAACACCAATGATAAAGGCCCTAGCCGCACGTGAAGACGTTGTGGTCATACGTGGCTCAACCTTCGACAACTCCGCTAACCTTTCAGCCTCGGCCCTAGATGAAATGCGCGCCCGATACGAAGGCACACGGCTAGGCCGGCAGGAACTATACGGTGAAATCATTGACGACGTAGAAGGCGCGTTGTGGACCCGTGACTTGATTGAGCAATGCCGTGTAGATAAAGAACCGCCACTAACTCGTGTAGTAGTAGCAATAGACCCGGCTGTGACCAGCGGTGAAAACTCAGATATGACCGGTATCAGCGTTTGCGGTATCGCAGCTGACGGACACTACTACGTGTTAGCAGACCTAACTATGCGCGGCACACCGCAAGAATGGGCAACCGCCGCAGTCAAGGCATACTACGACTACAACGCTGACAGAATCATTGGTGAAACAAACAACGGCGGCGATATGATTGAACTCGTACTCCGTCAAGTAGACCCAACAATCCCGTATCGTAAAGTCACAGCAACACGCGGCAAACTTATCCGCGCAGAACCCGTCGCAGCTTTATACGAACAATTCCGCGCTCACCACCTTGGCGCGTTCCCGGAACTAGAAGACCAAATGACTAACTGGACTCCGGACTCAGGCACTTCACCTGACAGAATGGACGCAATGGTATGGGCAATACACGAACTTATGGGTGGACAGTCCGCTATTATGGGACTAGCGGCTTTAGCAAAGTTTTGTCCGGCGTGTCGTATGCCG